AGAATACCGGATTCCGGTTCCGACGATATGAGTTCGATTCTCATCGGGTGTACAAATGATACTGAAAATCAGTGTTTTTAAAGAAAAAGGGACTAATTAAGGGACTAACGGTTAAAAAGGTTCATGGCTTCTTCTTTTGCCTTATCAGCTATGTCGATATATGGTTTCATGGACTTGTAGTCCCTGTGACCTGTCCATTTCATTACGATATTGGGGGCTATGCCCAGCATGAGTGCGTTGCAGATAAAGGTCTTTCTGCCGCAATGGGTTCCTATCAGTTCGTATTTGGGATGAATTTCGTCTATCCTTTCTGCTCCCTTATAATATGTTCTGCATATAGGCTCGTTAATCTCACAGGCTTTGCATATTTCTTTGATGTATTTGTTCATCCTTTGGTTGACCGGCACAGGCAGCGCGTATATTCCTTCTATGCCCTTGTATTTCTCCAGTATGGCCTTAGAATATTTGTTCAGTTCGATTTTTAACGGCTCGTCCGTCTTAATGGTAGTGATGGTAATATATCCGTCATAGATGTCGGCTTTCTTGAGGTTTTTTACATCAGAATAGCGTAGCGAGGTGAAGCATTGGAAACAGAACACATCCTTCGCTAGTTCGAGATGAGGCTCGTTCGGGAATGTGGCATTATATACACTCATAAGTTCATTCCATTCAAGAAATATCACCTTCGCCGGAATGGTCTTTAGCTTCTCCTTGAAAGTGACGAATGAAAGTTCTTTGTTGTATCCTTTTTCTGATGCCCATTTCAAGAACCATTTTGCCAGATTGATATACTTCTTCGCTGTGTAATTCTTCATCCCGGTTTCATTGTCCACTTCTATGCTCATAAAGTAATCCACAAGACGGGATAGTCCTTCATGGGTAAGGTCCGCGAAAGTAAGATCGGGTGCGAATTTCTTTAGGTGGTTCATTGTGGTCTTGTGTCTTTTGTATGTGTTCTCTGACCAACTGTTTTCCTTACCTTGTTCAATGATAAATTGTTGGTAATAGTCGAAAAACGTTTTTTCCTCCTTTTCTACGATTTTTCCATTTCTTTTGTTCACTTCGTTCCGAAATTCGGAAGACGTGGGTATGTGTCCTGTCTGCTCGAAGAAGAAGAAGGTGTCGTTGACGATTTCTTCAAGACGGTTTATCTCCGAATTGATAGTTGCTGCCGAGATCTTTTTCTTCCCATGAGTAGTGTTTGGTTTGCATCTTTGGGCTTCGGCTACCCATTTGTTATTGTCTACCCGGTAACCCACGTTGAAGGCTACGGTATTCCCGTCCCACTTGATCCTGTAGCGGAGTTTGGAATCAGGCTTTTCTTTCTCCTTGTCCAGAAGAAAGATGCAGTTTCGTTTGATGTTCATAAGTTTTAAGTTTAGTATGAAAAAATATGGCAGGGTTTATATTTCCCTGCCTTTCTTGTTATAAGTTTTTCAGCCATTCTTTTCCTGCTGGTGTTTTAAACCATATCAAGAGACCACCTATTATCACGCATCCAATGGTATAAGTTAAAGATAACATATCCATATTCACCTCCTTTTTTTAAAATTCTATATCCGATTCTAATAAAAAACGAATGCTTAACGAACATCAAAATATATTTCAAAAAAATCTTTTTTAGTCAATCCTAATATACGCAAAGCATTTTTTATAATAAATTCAGGTACAGGGGATATATGTGTCTGTAATATTATAGGACGGAGCAAATCTCTTCGTGTCCATTTCTCGTGACCTCCTTCTGTAGATATTTTCTTGCATCCAACCTTCTCCAAAAAATCACGAAAGTCAGACAATGGAACATTGCTTAATTTCTGTGTATTCATGCAAAAGATGGTATATTAACGCTCTCCGAGTATTTTACATAATCTTTGTTCTCAATAATTTCCCTGAATTCAGGATTCATCGACATCATTGTATTAATATCAGGAGCCTTTATCCTCTTTTGCTTCATACTTTTTATTTTCCATCCGTGCTTTTGCAAATCCTTCACTAAGGTGTTTTTATGTAAACAATATTCTATATACATACCCAAAGTTTGCCCAAATGAAGTCTTTGCAGCATTTTCAGTTTCCCCATAGCCGGACAAGTCCAAAGCCGGGCAATACGATATATAGACATTATCCTCTTGGAAGATATAAACCCCCACATTAAGACTTATTTTAGTCTTACCGTCACTATACTGAGCTTCAAAAGAATGAGCATCCATGATTCTGTGATATATTTATGATTTTATGAGAACAGATTATATTATTTTTTGTTGCAAAGCTAACGAAAAAAATAATCGGATAAACAATCATAAGCTAATTTATAAAGCTGTCTAAATTGTACTTATTATTTCGTTTAGCGGATGCTGCTTTACTAGCATCATTGCCCATTATAAAAACATAGGTGAAAATTATTTATATGCATATATGCCAGATGTTATTCGATATTAAGAGCCTTCTTAAGTTCTTTCTTCGATGGATAGCATATCTTTTCGCTAGCGTATAGTTCTACTTCGTAATCATACCTAGAGCCTAGTCCATAGAATATTCCCTCTTCGTTGACATAAAACTTTCTAATCTCATAGTTTTTAGGCTTTCCATTTCTGAGAATCCAAACAGTGTCATCAATAGAATATTTGTTATAAAATTCTAGTGCGCAAGATTGGGGAATAGAGAAATCAAAAACAGATTGATTATTGTATCCTCCCTGCGGTATGCTTCCTTGGTAGTAAAAGCAATATTCTCCTGTATTAAGGAAATAACGGGGTTTGACTTTAAAGGTATAATCATCTATTTTTTCTATATCTATTTGAATATGATTTTTTTCATCGACTCCGATAGATGTGCCTGCATACAAGTTAACAGAACCAGTTTCTAATTCACGTCTACCTTTTTTGGTTGTCAGTCTGACAAGGGCAAATTCATTGGGCGATGAGGCTGCGGAGAACCACCAATTACTAGCAGATACTCCTAAATCTGATTTTCTAGGAATGAAGTAAAAATAAAATTCAGGATTATTGTTTTCAATGACATTATTAGAATGTTGCCCGTTCATGGTTGATCTTACTTTTGCACTGGCAATGCCATATGAAAGAGCGGCTCCAAGGGTATTTGTCTTGGTTCCAGAAAATACAGTTGGGAATAATTGAATAAAATCATCTCCATTTTTGTAATATATGCCGGATCGTTGTGCTTCGTTGGTTTTGATATCGGAGATGCGGTGTATCATGGCAACAATGATGCTATTGTCTATGCCTTTTTCTTTCATGGATTTTAAAGCGTCAATGCTCGTATTAAAATCACATGGGCTAGTTTCTATTTTACTTATGATAATATCGCTTGAAAAGCCTAAATCAATCATTTCTATAATAGAGTTATTGGTTAATGGTTGTTCTTGTGCGTACAAGTTGAGGCAAAATAATACAGAAACAAGTAACAGTGCTTTTTTCATAAGATCAATTTTTGATTATATTCTTTTAGATTGAAATATTTCTTAGAGGCCTTATGCCCGTTGCATTTAACAAGAGTAAGGCATTGTCTTTTTTGTTTGTCTTCATTTTGGTTGACTGGTTCATTTTTGAATTCACCCATCAACCTTTCCAGCTTATCTATAAATACGTTCATCATTTAAGTATTAGTATTAACTAAACGCTAGATGAATATGTTTTGTTTAATTATTATATAAATTAAGCTGTTTTTCTTAATTCCGCAAGAAGGTCTGTAATCCCTTCTAACTTATCAACTGAAGATTGAGTATTGTTGTCTATACTTTTCAGTCTCTTGTTAACCATACTCATAAATTCAACCAATACGTTTCGGAAGAGGCTTTCTGCTAGAGCTTCTTCCTCCTTTTTCTCATTTGGCGATGAGGCTATAAGCATTTCTCCTTTTCCACGAAGTAACCATTCAGCGGAAACATCGGGGAAGGTGTCTAGAATATTCGAGACCGTTTCGAATGTAATAGTTGCACCATTATTTATTTGACGAGACAAGCGAACCTGCATAGCCTTATCTCCTTTAGATAATTGATTGATGTTTGATTTGTAGAAGCTTAGCACCTCTTTAAATCGTACTCTCAAATCTTCTTCCATAAATTGTTATTTTTAATATTTCTAAATAAACAAATACGAATCAACTTTTATACATATTTGTTTGTTTTGTATTCAGATTCGTATAACTTTGCATCCGTAACCAATAAAAAGCGGTTGCAAAAGGGTATAAAAATGGCTGTACGACTATTTGCCGTACTATCCAATCCAAATCCGTTGCAAATATAGTGCAGACATTTTTAATATCCTAAGAATCAGATTAAAAATTAGACGATACGGTTTAGTGGTGTTTACCGTAAGTTATTTTAGGATATCAAAATAAAGCTCTTGCTTAGTACCAATCAACACCACACTAGATTGAGAACGGCAAGGGCTTTTGCTTTTAGAGGATATGAAAAAGAGATTGGTGTTAACAATTGACGAAACCAACGAGGGTAAACATGGGATTACGCTTGATGATGGTGATATGTGCTACGGGATTAAGTTTGATCTTGATATACGGTATATTGAGAAGATGAATGCTATAGGTATAGTGCGCTATATGATCGAAGTGCTGAATAATAATCCAATAAGTGTATTCTGTTCAGCCTCACGGTTGAATGAAGAGATAAAACCCTGTGTGGACAGAATAAAGGCCGTACAAATTAGAGAGCGTGATTTTGAGTTGAGAAAGGAGATAATTGCCGCTATGATAGGTGATGCCTCCGACAAGGATTTTATAAATCGCGTAAATTCTATCTATAACTGGATCAAGGAGGGGAAGGTATGATACCATTAGAAAGACGAATAACGGATGATACCCGGTTGGTAGATTTAACCGTAGGCGAATTGAAGGAATTGTTTGGCAGCTTGATTCCGAAGAATGAAATAGTTGCTCCTGCCAAAACGGGGCAGAACTTGGTGTATGGCATAAAAGGGATAATGGACCTGTTTCATTGTTCCGAGACTACGGCATACCGCCTTAAGTCGGGCATCATAAAGAAAGCGGTCCGCCAAGTGGGACGAATGATTGTAGTAGATGCTGATATGGCATTGAGCTTATTCACGGAAAAACGGAGGTGAGATATGGGTCAAGGGAAGAAACGTATTCCAAAGGATTTACAAGAAAAGCTGGATGCGCACGAGGCAAAGGCTGATCTTTACGCACAAGCGATGCTATGTGGTGATTTTGAGAGGAACCGTATCAAGTGGGCGGCAGAACTGGTTAAGATAGCAAGATTACAGAAGGAGATAGACCAGACTATCAAGACAAATCACAGTCCGAGAGAGGGGAAGTATTTATCAATTTAGAATTAAAGTTATGCAAATGGACATAGGAACATTTAAATATTGGCTTCGCATCAAAGGTTATCGTCTTGAATGGTTCGGTACAGGAACGAAGAATAATCCGATAAAGGTAAGAACAAGAAAAAGAGTTTGATTATGAATAAGTTAACAAAACATACATTATTGGTTGTGGCATTGCTTTTATTGCTAGGCATTGCCGGACGATGTGACTATAACGAATCTGTGATCTACAATATGCCGGACAACGTGTATCAGGTTTTAAAAGTAGAGTTGGGTGATCCATCCGACAGCCGGTTAGTTGACGAGTACATGAGCAACCGTAATCATTGGGATAGTTTGGCAATTGATTATCAATTAAAATAATAGAGTTATGAAGTCAGTAGAGACCAAAAAAAACGAGGTAAGGGAAATCACATCGGATATCAGCCGGATGAAAGGTAAGTACCTAGTTTATGATTTGAAGCGTTCATGGAGAGAGGATTTTTTAGACGAAGGTTCAGGTGAAGTGGTGTCAATAGAGCGTAAGGAGCTGATCTACGAAAGAGGAACCCTGTTACAAGCAGAGGAATTATCAAGAATACAGTTTTTTATGAATGAGGGCTCAATAAGTGAGGTGGAGGTAAGCAATCAGAAACGTATGTCCTACGAGTTCAAGAACACATATATTTATCCATATATGGCGCAAGTTGATGTGGAAAATAAGAAAAAAAAATTCCTGATGCTCGCCAGTTCGGTAGATAATGCATTAGAAATAGTGAAAGATTATGTAGAGTTGAATTATACGGGAAGATATCAGGTATCAATGGTGAAGGAGTATGAGAACCATATAATTATAGTAGATACAATGTTTAAAAAACCGCTTGATGATGTGACAAAGCTTGCGCTTGACGAAGAGTTATACTCAAGGGAGGAGAGGGGCCAGATTCTAAAGGGAGATGATGAGAACACACCTGACACATTGAAATTCTACAAGATTAAGGCGAGGGTTTCATTTAGCGACGAGGAGAATAAGGATGAGATTTTCCAAAGTTTTATAGTGAATACCTATACTGCTGAAAGGGCTATAATGTTGATTAACGATTTCCTGAACCGGGAGCAGAACAAGCACGAGAAAGAAGCTGTGGATAAAGGAAACACGTTCAAGCGGAAAGATATTAACGCAGTGATAGAGGAGTCGGGAGTAATTCCGGTGTATGCCTTTATCCCGAAAGCGTTTTCGGAAGCATACCAGAGTCAAACATAGGTTTTAGTTTAGGTTTTAGCCGGTGTAGCCTGTGAAGGTGATCCGGCACATGGGGGCTTAGTTCAGTGGCAGAGCGATGGCAGTTAACGGTCAGGGGTAATTAATCTATTTTATTTTGTTTTTGTGTGTTCCATGATACAGGCCGGCAAAACCATAGGTCACGGGTTCAATTCCCGTAGCTCCCACAACTTCAAATGGAAGTTTTATTAATCAATTACTTAACCAAAGCCACTATTAAAGGGTAGCGTGAGGTGCAAGTCCTCTTGTATGTTATATTCTATATCAATTATTCTCCCGGTGTGGTTTGACCGCCTATCCGGGAACCATTAAAAAAACGAATATGAAAAAGAATGGATTTCCGGATTTATCGAAATACGAAATATACCAAAAGATGGAATCTGATGAATTTATCACATTGGTATATAAGAGAATTCACAAAGATTTCTTGTTGGATATTACCGGTGAAATGGAAACGGTTCCCGAGCTGGGGGATTTGACCATTTTTTGGGACAAGGGGAAAGAATGGAAAGCTTATGTAGCACTATTGATTTCTAAGGAGTTTGCGGCACAATACCAAGAATACCCGTATAAGTCCAGTACCCAGGAATGGCACGGATGCGCAATAAGATTCCGCAATCCGGAACAGTTGAGTAAGATTATAAAATATAAGCCCAATGTTATCCAAAAAGAAGAAACCGGCAAAAACTAGCAGCACGGCGAACTTGAAAAAGAAGCTGGATGCTGTGTTCTCTCAATATATCAGATTAAGGGATATGATACCTAATACTACGGTGTTCCGCTGTATCTCGTGCGGTTTAATAAAACCTATCACACAGGCAGATTGTGGTCATTACGTTAACCGCCAACATATGGCAACCCGTTACAGTGAAATAAATTGCAACGCTCAATGCCGTAGCTGTAACCGATTCGATGAAGGCAACATACAGGGCTATAGGAGAGGACTTGTGAGAAAGTATGGCGAAAAACAGATATTGATTCTGGAGGCCATGAAATACGAAACAAGGAAGTACACCGCATTTGAGTATGAGGCATTGATTGCCCATTACAAGAGAGAAGTGAACCGGATTTTGAAAGAACGAAATTTGACGATAAAATGTTTGACCGAATAACAATAAAGGCAAGGATAGATGTGAACGACATAGAGACTATAGTCCTGAAGAACTACCTTAAGGAATGTTCGGAGGATGATGAGATCTACTACAAGTCGTCTGCATACTCCAACTTTGACGGATGTACCATCGAAATAAGGGGTGACACCTTGAAGTGCAGTTGCTCGGTCTGCAAGCTATACCATAAGGGGAAATCGGGCAAACTGGACAACAGCCGCCCGATGACCTTCCGAATGGCAGTAAGGACAATAGAGGAACTGTTGCTCAAGTTGTGCGTAAAAGCGGAGAATGCAGTAGTGACCTATTATGAGATAGGGGTTACAATGAAGATGATCCGTCCGGCAGATGAGTATATAAGACTTGTGGACAGCATAGCGGAACGTACCTTGTGGAATGATGCCAACTATCAGGAGTATCGCCAGAAGACAACCGAGAAGAGTAAGTATTACCGCAAGATATTGAAGATCTATGATAAGACTTACGAGGCGAAGGAGAAGAAAAGGACGGTAGGCAGCAATATTCTCCGCATTGAGACGGTGTACAAGCATCAGTCGGTACCGCTACCCCAATTGATAGACAATGTGTCGCTAAACAAGATGGCTAGGATCTTTTACAAGGACTGGTCAGAGATACGGTTCGAACGGGAGATAATACCTGCTAAAGGTGTCAAGCTATCCCAATTGGAAAAGGCCCGTGAAATACAGAGGATTGGCGTCACGAGATACAAGGAACGGTACAGGGCCATGTATATGGAAGGGAAGCTCACAAAGAAGCAGTGGGAAACCTTACGCACGTTTGCTAATTCATGGGATGTGGAGAAGAAGAAGTATACGGAAGTGATGGGTGAATTGGAGCAGGAATTTAAGGAAAAATTACTAAACTGTTTTCAAGCATCATCAATCACGCCAATTATTAAAAAATATAACTAATTGATTGTCAATTAATTACAGTAAAAGAAAAAGCACCTTATGGGGCGTTATTAAATAACTGAAAATCAACAGGTTAATAATAAAAAGATTCAAAATTAACAGTTTTCGGCAACTTGTCTTATACTGCCCGAAGGGTAGTCGGGACGACTTAAAGAAAGCAGTAAAGAAAAAGGAGAAAATATTATGATGTGCGAAATCAAAGGAAGAATCACTGCGGATTTGGGTGTGAAAACGGGAACCACCCGTCAGGGAACGGATTACGAGATAAGGGAATATCTTATAACCGAACAGACGCAATTTGGAAAATCAATGGCATTTACCATGTTTAGCAATGATGGTCCGATAAAAGAACCGCTTCGTGTTGGCGATGATGTTACAGTATACTTCAATGTTTCCGCCAAGGAATACACAGATAAGGATGGAAAGAAAAAATGGTTTAACAGTGTACAGGCATGGAAGGTTCAAAAGTAGCCGTGGTGATCAGATGGAAAACATGGAGTCGTACCACGATAGAGAAGATGGCTAAGAGATTTGGGTTTGAGCCTTATGTGAGCGTGAATCGTAAGACAGGCGCTCTGATAAAAAAGGAGGATATGGATTTACTCGAGGAATGCGCGAGGCGTGGAATTATCGAAATATCAAAATAACGAAAAATAAACAATATCATGGAACAGAAAATAAAGGCTTATAAAGCATTTGATAAAGATTTATCTTGTAGAGGATTTAAGTATGAGGTAGGTAAGGAGTATGAAGAAACAGGCGACATAAAGGCATGTGAAAAAGGTTTTCATGCATGTCCTTACCCTCTGGATGTTTTTGGTTACTATACGCCAGCCGGGTCAAGGTTTTGTGAAGTTTACCAGGGTGGTAAAATAGACGATTCAGAAAGTGACAAGGTTTGCTCTTCAAAAATTAGAATAGGTGCTGAGCTTGATATAAAGGGGCTTGTGAAAGCAGCTGTATCTTATGTCAAGGAACGGTGTACTAACGAGTGTAATGCGGATCCGGGAAAACCTGCCACGGCTGGTAATTATGGTGCTGCCACGGCTGGTTATAGAGGTGCTGCCACGGCAAGAGGAAAGGCTTCAACAGGATCTAATGGTTTGTCAGTAGCAAGAGGAAAAAATGTTCAGGTAAAAGGCGGAATAGGTGCAATTTTGGTCATAGCTGAGGAAAGGGATAATACGTATGATATTGTTGATTGGAAGGCTGTAGTAGTCGATGGTGAGGTTGTCAAGGCTGATACATGGTATAGGCTGGAAAACGGTGAGTTAGTGGAGGTTGATTAACAGTTGACTGATAATACAATTAGAATTTAATTGATAATAATTACCATTTACCTGACATCAGGAAAATGGCGGTAGTTATAAAAAAATAATTCAAAATAGAAAAGTAATGAAGAAAATAATAGATAAACCTGTTGACAAAGCCCTAAGGCCAAGTATAAGCGGCAGTATTTGTTATTGCCGGGTTCCTATAACTCGAAAGATTATGGGTACCGGACCACTGGATTCCGAGATTCTAATAAATTCCGGGATTCCATTGTCGATGAGTGACCTTTCGTATCATTTGCCTACTGGTGCGTATTCATTAGACAATACTTTGGCGAGCCAAAAGGATTATTGTGCCTCATTTTCCACTACACGGTTGCTTCAATTACTTCCAAGTATTTTCGATAGAAACGGAACATCATTGGGGATAATGCTTTATCCCGGGAAGTCCGATGGCTTTGGGCGTAATAGCCTCGTGGGGGTAATTGTAAACATAGATAGTGGCGATCCAGTTGAAGAGTTTCACGGGCATCCGGTGACGGTTCTTGTTAAATTGATAGAATTTGCAGTAAAAGCGATATAGAAATGAAATATCCTAAAGTAAAGAAAAAGAAAAAATTTAAAAGAGATTGTCATAACTGCACTTTCTTTGCTGCATGCGCAGATAGATATCACAGGAATGCTGTGGATTGCAAAAGGTTTAGATTTTGTTCAATGTGTAAAAGTACATAAAAAGATGATATGGAAACAATAAGATGTATTATTCAAAAAAGGAACAGACATGAAGCAAAATAAATTAACACACGGTTCTCTATTCAGCGGCATTGGTGGCTTTGAATTAGGAGCTGAAATGGCAGGAATTGACACCTTGTGGAATTGTGAATTTGAAGAGCATAAAAGGAAAGTTTTAAAACGTCATTTCCCTAATGCCGTACAATACACAGATGTTTGCACCACTGTAGACCCTCCTTATGTGGATATTATTAGTGGGGGATTTCCTTGCCAAGATATATCAATAGCAAATGTTTCAAATAAAAAACTTTGGGAGAATGGAAAAGTTAAAGGAATCAATGGAGAGCGTTCTGGATTATGGAAAGAATATAAAAGAATTTTGGGGGAAGTTAGACCTAAATACATCATGTTTGAAAACAGCCCAATGCTCACTATTCGAGGATTCGAACAAGTCCTTTGCGACCTTTCCAAAAGCGGGTATGATGCGGAATGGCAATGTTTATCGGCTTCGCAATTTGGATTCAATCACAGAAGAGAACGTATTTACGGCATTGCCTACTCCAGCGAAATCGGACGCAAAAGTCATATTGAAATCTTCCGTCCAATACAAGAGATATTACATGAAAGGACACCAAGACAAAGCCCTATATCAATTCCAATTAAACGGTTTAACAGCAAATCAAGCTATGATGATGTACGAATGGATGATGGGTTTTCCGATGGATTGGATAAAAGAAGAATAGAAGATATGGGTAATGCGGTGATACCAGTGATTGCCTACTATTTATTCGAGTGTATTAAGATTTTCGATAAACAATTAGCGTAAAACGATATAGAAAGGAATAAATTATGAGGGATAAGTCTAGATTGAAACATGTGATGGTGCAGGCAAAGATAAGTGTGGAGGCTGCTGATAAATTGGATAAAATTGTGAAGGAATATAAGTTTAACAGCAGATATGAGGTGATGCAATATCTGCTGTCAGCATTTATCGAAAAGGCCGATTGCGAAACAGAATATAATGGAGTTAATACTAATGAAACTGAACTTATGGATATATTCCAGCGGCTTAGAGCTGTGAAGGATAGGGTAAACACTGTTAAACCGTCGGCATATGATGATATTAAAAGAGTGGCATCAGTATTCATATATAGAGTTACCAACAGAAGGAGATATGTATCAAGTTGTATAACGGAAAATGGGGAAGGAATGCACCATTCCTCTAAAAGAGAGCAGGTATTAGAGGAAGTATTTCGGTATTTATATCCGAATTTAGCACAACGATTACTTGTAATCGGACGTAATATAGGAGTCAACGGTTATGATAATATCATCAAGGAGTTACTTGATATGTCTCCTGTATCATCGGATGGTATACATAATGATGTATCTACGGAGGTTAGTGGTTTTATGGGGCAGAATAAATACGGAATGGTTCCGGTTATAACAAGAAACAAAAAAGTAGAAAATGAGCAGGGATTATAATTACAGGAAGATGATCAGCTCCATGGCATGGAGAAAAACAAGAAGAAGAAAACTTGAACAGTCACCGTTATGTGAAGCTTGCAAGCAAAATGGATTGATAATGGCAGCGACAGAGGTTCACCATGTTATACCGTGTGAGTCAGCCAAGACAGTCACTGAAATGAGAGCTCTCATGTTTGATGTGGACAACCTACAGTCATTATGCCATGACTGCCATTCTTTGATTCATGCAGGGATGAAGTCACATAGCAGAGTTAAGGTAAAAGAGAATGCGAACCGTTCATTATCCCGGTTTAAGGAAAGGTTTATCTTATAATACGGGGGGGGGGATTTTTTTAAGACCACCCGGATTACTCAAACCCACTCCCACTGGGCATCACGAATTTTAGCTTTGAAAATTTGGATTTGGGGGTGACACTTTGGGATTACTCGGAATAACAACAATATTGTAAAAATAGGTAATATTAAAATATTTAACACAATGAAGAAAAAAAGCGAGGAACAACGGGCGGTCAGCAAAAAAATAAAAAATCAGAAGGATACGATTATAAAAACATTGAAAGATGTCAATAAGTATTCCAAAGAGTTGAACTGTCAGATTGATATATTTTCCCGTCTGTATCTGTTGTTTAAAAAAATCACGGAGGAGGTTTTGGATGATGGATATAATATCGTGTATGAAGAGAAGAGCCGGGAGGGACATGTAAGAAAGCGAATTGACCCTTTGGCAAGAGTTCCGTTCGAACAGGCTTCGCCTTTGATGAAACTATTGAAAGGGTTGAAAATGAATATGGAAATGACTAAGCCTGATGATGGCGGAAGTCGTGGTCCCAGTCCGCTGGATAAACTAATGGAGAATATCAATAATGTGAATGACGGAGAGGACGAATGATGAATGAATGGGATGAGAAAAAAGCACTGAAAAAAGGATATACGGATAGGCTGACATCTGTTGATTTGGATAGGTATAATCTAAGGAAAATAGACGGTCGGCTCTTTTCTTATATATATAGCGTGCAGTCCTGCCCGGAGGGGCATAACCTGTACGAGGTCCTTTCTGTGCTGAAATTCCTCCGTCTGATGGACACTTACACGTTTCAGAAAAAAAGAGTGAAAGTGTTTGTAGCCTTATATGAGAGCCTTAAATTTTCGGGGATAAACGGACGCCGCAGTTATAAGCTAACCCCCGTGCAGTATTTCCAGTTTGCCTCTATACTGGGGTTTTACAGATGGGAAGATATAGGCAGCGTGGAAGATATGACGGAAAGGAAGAAGGGAACAAAGGTCGTCAACGGGCGTGTGATGGAGTTGAGGCGGCTGGTAAGGGAGGCTATTCTGTTCGTTCCGAGAAAGTTTTCAAAGACCACCTCTACGGCTTCTCTTGCTGTTAATGACCTGCTTTTTGGGGATGCGAACGCGCAGGCATACACGGGCGCGAATTCAGGGCGGCAGGCTAAGATATGTTTTAATGAGATAAAGGGTATTATTAATCAATTGGATCCGGATAGACGCAGTTTTAAGACAAATCGTGAATGGCTGGGATGGAGGCCTACCAACACATACGGGAAAGAATCCTTTGTGGAATGTCTGTCGGGGGGCGGTGATGCAAAGGACGGTCTTAACGCATCTCTTTTTATCTTTGACGAATATGCGCAGGCGAGATATGTGAAGGATCACTCGGAGGGTGCGGAACTTATGCAAGTTATGGTGTCTTCTATGGGTATGAGAAGGGAGCCTCTGACAGTGATTATAACTACTGCAAGCCGCGTACCTGACGGACCTTTCGCTATAGAGCTGGAAAATGCGAAGAAAGTCCTTTTAGGAGAATATGACGATGATACGCAATTCGCGTCATTGTTTATGCCGGATGAATGGGAGCTTGACGATGAGCACATGAGTACTCCGGAGCTGTGGAAGAAATGTAATCCGCATATTGGCATAACGGTACAGGAGGGTTATTACCGCCAGATGTGGAACAAGGCGATACGCAACGTTGAGGCTATGATAGAATTTAAAACCAAGTTACTTAATGTCTTTGTTGCAGGCTCCGTAAAACCGTGGATAACACAGAATTTCGCCCATTCCTTGTCCATGAACATCAATTTGGAACAGGTGAAGGGAAGACCGTCTGCTATGGTGGCTTTTGACTTGTCTGTTTCTGATGACCTTTCCGCCGTGGTTTACAATATTTATAATAAGGAAGATAAAAAATTCTATCTGTTTATGGATAGCTATATACCGGAAGAAACAATAGAAACCCACCCGAACCGTGAGCTTTATAGGATGTGGGTAGATGGCGGCTGGTTGAAAGTATGCCCCGGTGCTGTCATAGATATGGACATGATTATAAACGACATATTAAGGCGTGACCGTAATTTGTTTATATGCCGGATAGGCTATGATGCTTACAAGGCAAGCGAGATACGCAACGCGCTTGCAGCGGGACTTTTGGGACACGGGAAGAACCCGGACAAGATACTACGTGCTGTTCCCCAGACCTACGGGGCGTTCACATCACCGGTAGAATCGCTGGAGCTGGCGGCAAAGAGCCGTCCGGCTCATCTTGTTATTGCTTATAATCCTATCCTATTCTGGAACTTTGGAAACTGCTATATAGATGAAGATAAGATGTGTAATAAGAAACCGTTGAAAAGGAAGGAAAATCTTAAGATTGACGGTGCGATAGCCTCCTTGATGACATTTTGGCTTTACAGTAATACGGAACAGAGGTAACCATAAACAGCATATTGTCCGATATATAGAAGTTATAACTTGATATATGGACAATTTTTTCAGATTTTTCAAAAGAGAATCGGCACCATTGCCGTCATTCATAGACAGTGGTTCGGAGAAGACGGATGAGGAAGCGCACGAAGATTATGGGAAAGCGAAATCTACAGGTGGAGATTATCGGGAGAACATAGCTTATGTGAATTCCCCATGGGCTGCATTGAATATAGCCGCAGTATATCGTGCTGTGAATCTACTTTCAAGTTCTGCCGCTACGTTAACTATCCAATACAAGCGTAAGGACAGGGCGAAAAACTATTTCAAGCTGAGCGACACGAAGGATGGGAAGAGGATAAACTATCTGCTCGGGGCACGTCCCAATGATCGGATGAATTCATATACTATGATGAAGTATACGGTAGCCCAGTTGCTTTTGCAAGGGAATGCCTTTATCTACCCTGTACGTAATTCGTTCCACGAGATCGTATCTTTCATATTGTGTTCCCCCGGCTCGGTAACTTACGATGTATATGCTAATCAATATAAGATTGATGATATAACCAACGGGATAAGTGTGACTGTAGGTCCGAAAGATATACTCCATTTTAAGAACATGTGTCTTGACGGAGGATATTGGGGAATGTCTACCATAGCATACGCCAAGCAGTGTCTTAGTATTACTGCCACATCGGATGGTGAAACGTTGAAACGATTTGCCACAGGCGGACGTTTCAAGGCTATTCTTCAAGACAACACAACTGTCCAAGGCTACGGAAAGTATCAGGACGAGCAATTGAAGAATATGGGAATGGATATTCAGGACACGTTGAACCGTGGAGGGGACATACTGGCTGTATACGGTGACGGAAAGCTTACCCCTATAAGCATGTCATCGGCTGACATGCAGTTTTTGGAAAGTAGAAAGTTTAATATCCGTGAGATTGCCCGGTTCTTCAATATACCACCGAGTAAACTTATGGACGATTCCAACGCCAACTACAAGAGTGTAGAGATGTCCAATGTAGCCTTTTATGTTGAGGCTTTGCAGCCCATAATTACCGAGATAGAGCGTGAATTTGCCGCCAAATTACTTGATGAGAATACCTATATGGATTACAAGTACACATTCGACTTGTCCGCATTGTACGCCCTTGACGTTGACAGCAAGAGCAGATGGCAAAAGACACGTCTGGAAACGGGCCAAGCAACCGTTAATGACATACGTAGGGATGACGATCGTCCGCCGGTGGACAAGGGGGATGATGTGTACATAAGCACAAACCTTGCAGTATTGGGAAGCCCCAAAATGTCTGGGGAAACAGTTGCAAGCTCTACAAAAATAAATGATAACAAGGAAGGAGAAGACGATGAATAGAGAATTGCGTGTGCTGACGCTTGAAAAAATGAAAGCGCAGATAAGGGATGTGCAGGATGAAGAGTTGGAGTTGTTGCATACATGGGGCATGGCGTGTGAGAGTGTGATTATAGATATGACAAACCGCACATTCGAAGAGTTGGAGGCATGGGAGGACGCTCATGGAAAAGGATTTCCCGAAGCCTTGGAATCGGCTATGTTGCTACTTGTAGCCCATTTGTTCCGGAACAGGGAGCCGGTTTCATCCGTAACCCAGAATATGGTTCCTTTTACTATATCAATGCTTGTAAAGCCTTATGTGAAATTATCAAACAGAAGTGAATCATGATATCAGCAGGGGCATTAACGGAAAGAGTGGATATTATGACCCCGGAAATAAGCCGTGGTAGCATGAATGAACAGGTAATCCAATATCGGAAAGCAATTACCGTATGGGCTAATGTGCAGTTTCAAAGGGGCGCTCGTGCTCTGACTGCCGGTGAAGCGTGGATGAACAGTTCGGTAGTTGTAACGATGCGCTATATGTCCGTGGTTACTGATCGTTGTCGGCTGGTATGGGATGGGAAAACCTACAGAATAGATTCGTGTAACCGATCCAAGAGAGATGGGAGTATTACTATTACGGCTTCCATATTGGATGAGGGAAGCGGTTTCGGGTAAGCCGAAAACAGGTATTTATAGGATATAAAAAAGGCGTTTCCTAAAGGGGCGTTTGAAAGTTGTAAATAAATAGAAAAAAATATGGATAATTCCAAGGAGAGAGAGGTAAGATACATGACCGGTGACCAGTTCCAGCCAAAGATCCGCGAGGCGGAGGACGGGAGTGATAGCCGGGTAATCGAGGGTTATGCGATTGTCTTTGGCGTTGAGAGTCGTATGCTTGTGGACTATTGGGATAACTACCGTGAGATTATAGAGCCGGGAGCCATTACGGAAGACGAGTTGAAGCGGATGGATATAAAGATGACATTGTGGCATAACCGCGAGAGGTTGCTGGCTCGTTGGAACAGGGGTGAAGGATCGCTTTCGCTTTCTGTGGATGAAACGGGTGTAAGATATAGATTTACAGCTCCAGCGACTCAGGATGGAACTACCGCATTAGAGTTGGTAAAGAGAGGGGATTTAGCCGGTTCTTCATTCACATTCTGGAGCGATGAGAGTTCTTCGGTCAGGTATACCAAGGATGATGATGGTGTGCTGTTACGACACGTTACCCGTATTGACGAGGTTTTTGAAATGACTATAGCTTCTGATCCGGCATATGTGCAGACCAGCGTCACAGCCCGGGAAGTGGAGGCTTCCGGTATTGTGTTGCACCCAGATCAGAAGAAACGGGAAACAATTGAGAAAAATGAAACCGCATATGCGGAATTGAGAAAGATAGCGAATAAGAAAATTTTTTAATCATTTTTGTTTATGAATAAAGGAAAGAAAGTGAATGTACAACAGTACATTACCAGACGAGAGGAAATCAAGGTACGTCTTAACGAGATTGTAGATTTGGCTGAATCGGAAAACAAACGTGCGTTTACCGATACTGAGAATGACGAGATCGAGTGTCTGAAACGCGAGATGAATGCTTTGGATGTCCGCATAGCGTGTGCTGACAAGAGCGGATATGTGGAAGTCACCGCCCGTGAGCTTGCGTTTGATGCGTTTATGCGCGAGCATATCAATTCTAGAAGTTCCCATCCGCTTAAGCGTGAGTTTACAGGAATGATCAGTACGGGAGCGCAGCCGATGATCCCTCTTACTATTAATGACATTATCCCTGCATTGGAAGAAGGTCTTATCATTTCTAAGCTTGGATTACCGTTACGCACAGGTTTGGCGGGTGATTATTGTTGGCCGACAGTTTCGGCAGTTGAAGCAGAGGTAGCCGGGGAGGCTGTATCTTTGACCGACAAAAAAATCGAGATCGGTAAGATTGTACCCAATCCTCAGAGAGTGGGTGTTACCATCAAGATTACAAGTCAGACAATCAACCAGACCGAGGGGGTGGCATACGATGTTGTTAAGCAGCAGATACCGATGGCTGTAACACGGACGCTGAATAAGCTGATGTTTACAACTGGGAAACAGACGCATAAGTTAGTAGGACCTTTTTCTGAGATCGCGTTCCCGGGAGGAAATCAGGGCACCCCAAAGACTATCGCTGAGTTAAAAACTATGACTGAAAAGAAAAATGCCCGTTTTATCAAGTTTGCCAACTCGACACCGACATTTAAGGAATTGGTATTGATGCGAGCATTGCCATTGATGAAAGGTATTGAGGGAAGTTACATGGCTTATGTGATGGATGAATACACAAAGGCGGTATTGGAAACTACCGATCGAGGATATGAAGGACCGACAAATCCGGGTAACACGGGAAGATATATTATCGAAAATAATACCATTGCTGGTGTTCCGGTTTTCTGTACGAATTATATTAATACAGATGATAAGACCTATATTGGTTTTGGCTCATGGGGATATGAGCCTATCGGGCAATTCGGTGAACAGCGTTTTATAATCAATCCTTATTCGGAAGACACATCAGATGTTGTTCGCTTGACCCTTAATGGGGATTGGGCGTTTACCACATTGCGTCCTGAGGCGTTTACGCTGGGAGAGTTACCTGCCGAAGGGGAATGATTTATTTACCCGGGGCTACGGCTCCGGGATAAAAATACGAAGTTATGGGAATAATGAAAAAAATCCTTGAGAACAATCGGGGGAAGCAGATAAAAGGGGTGTCATTTGTCTATGAGGGAGACGAAGTTATTGCCATGCTTGAAAGGATGCGTAAGTCCAAGGAAATCAAAAAAAACGAGATAAAAAAAGAGGTACGAAGGGCATTAACACCGGAGCGGAAGTATGTGCGTAATGCAGCAAAAGCCGCAATGGGTAAAGATCCCGGAAGAGCGTACATGGCTGTAAAGATGGTTGTTTACCGTGACGGGAACGGCGGTATGCTTAACATACTTGATAGGGGAGATGCAAAAAGGCTGGCATTATATAAAAAACCGAACGGCGGTGTGTCGGGCATAAGAAGACGTAGATATGTAAGCCCGGAAACGAAGAGGTCTAGAGGCTATAGAGGTGCGGACAGGGCTTTTATCCTTCGGTTTATAAATTCAGGGACAGAAGACAGGTATACGAAAGTTAGACGTCAGGGAATGAAAAAATCGGCATATCGCGGCTCTTTGTCTGCAAGTAATTTTTTCCAGCCGGCAGCGGAATCCGGCATGGCTAGAGCCAGCCTTGTATTGTCGGAACGGATTGCAAGAATAATACAAGAAGTAAGTGAAGGAAGATGAGTTTATTTATAAGCAAGCATATTATTAGCTCTATACAGTCTAATAAGGCTGTTACGGAAGCGGTGGGGAACAGGATATATCCGGTTGTTATCCCTGTGGGGGCGCCGGAGTATCCGTTCATCAATTTTACGAGTTCTTTGGATGGTCCGGACGAGACCAAAGATGGATCTTGTGCGGATAATGTATCCACTACTTTGGTAGTTGTGTCAAAGACGTATGAAGTTGCTGTGAATACGGCTAATGAGGTGCGTTACTCTATTGAAGGGAAGACAGCCCGGTATGATAAGTTTGAGGTCATTGATAGTTCTTTTCTGTCATGTATTGAAGATTATTTGGTGGATATAGACGCATTTACTATAACTCTTTCGTTTAATTTTAAAACAATTGATCTATGAAAACAAATCAGATTATGATACGTCCGATGGGTGAGTTTAAAGTAGTTCAACGGACAAAAGATGCGTTTTTCAATGCAACAGAATTATTAAAACAGTGGAACCAATTAAAAGGTATGAGGAAAGAAGTTAATGACTACTTCGATTTGTCTTCTACTAAAGAGTTTATTTACACTATAATGAAAAGGGAAAATTATGATACGGGTAATTACCCCTATCATAAATCAAGAGCAAATAAGGGTGATAATGCGGGTACATGGATGCATCCACTGCTTTTTATTGATTTTGCAATGTGGATAAATCCATCATTTAAATATGATGTTCTAAAATTCGTTTATGACGAAATGATAAAGTTCCGCAATCTTGCCGGTGATGCATATCCCAGAATGTGTACGGCTGTTTGTTCTATCCTTCCAAAGGAGGTATTTAAGCAAAAAGTTAGTGATTTGGCAAAACCACTCAATATCATTGTGTATGGCAAACATGAATCAGAAATGCGTAATAAGATTGGCGATGAGGCTAAGATACGTGAGATGTATGAACTGGAACAACAGATAGCCCAATGGATTGAGCTGGGATTTATTAAAAATTATCAGGAATTGAAACAGGCACTAACGAAGGTGTATTATCAGAGACACCCTGATGTATTGCCTATGTAGATAACTTATTGAATATAGCACTTAAGAATAAATTCATAGTAAAAATCAATTGTTTTACGGATTCGGTTCGTGAGAATAGAATCTGTTTTTTAAGGAATTGTTTAACTTTTAAATTATATAGATTATGTCAAAAGCAAAACCTTTGAATGGAAAGGATTTTATGATTTTCGTTGCCGGTAAGGCTACGGCTTTGGCAACCAGTCACAAGCTGACACTTACCGCAGAGACGGGCGATGCCGCCAGCAAGGACGATGGCATGTGGGATGAGTCGATAGTCACGAAGATGGGATGGGAAGCATCTACAGAGGCGTTAGTGAGTGCTGATGCTGATGTGGAAAGTTTTGATTCTCTTTATGATGCTTTTATTGCCGGTGAGGCGGTTGATATCATTTTGGGAGTACCGGCTAATTTGACCAATGACGGTATTCCTGAAAACGGTTGGGCTTCTCCGGCTACGAAGGAGGGTCAGAAGTATTACAAGGGTAAGGCTCTGATTACATCTCTTGACCGTACTGATGCCAAGGGTAGTAATTCCACCATGACGGCGCAGTTTAAGGGACAAGGGAAACTGGAGAAGGCTACAGGTGCAGGAAGTTGATTTAAAGCTGTTGGGCTATGAAGAAAGTAACGATCAACAATGCAGAGTATACATTAAGGTATACTCTGCGCGCCTTATTTATATATGAGGAAATTACCGGGAAGTCTTATTCCGGTGACAGGATGGTTAACAGTTATATCCTGTTATGTGCTATGCTGATGGCAAATAACAAGGATTTTCCGTTAACGTTTGATGATGTGATAGACGCATGTGATTTAGATCCGTCCATTTTCGAAACGTTTTTGGCTGTTTTAGAGGAAGAGAACAAGAGAATCGGTATGATTGTCGGGAAAGATGATAAAAAAAAAGCGATGGGAAAGAGAACGAAGAAGTAAGTGTAATAAGGTTGTATGAAGAAGTTGTCGGTCGTGGAGGGATATCACCTGATTACTTCTTTGACAGTATGACTTTTAACGAGTGTGCTGCATTTATAAGGGGGATGAACCGGAAGGAGCAGGAGGCATGGGAGCGCACAAGGATGATGATGTATACTATCGCACAAGTGAATTCTACGGAAAGCCTCACACCTGAATTGCTGTTCCCATTTCCATGGGATGAGGAACGGGAACCGATAGAGATAGATGAGAATGAGCTGAAAGAATTGAGAGAACGAGCAAAAAATATGGAATATGGCAAGTAATGCGATTGTAAGATTGTTGTTTAACACCGCTGATTTTGATAAGAACATCAGAAGGGCGAAAGGTGAGATAGGGAATTTTGAAAAAAGCATAACAAGTATGGCCGGCAAGATAGGACCTGCTCTAAGTGGTTTTGCTGCTTTCGCTGGTATATCGGTAGCCATTGGGGATGTGGTAAGGACTTCTATGGAGTTTGAAAAGTCGTTATCCTCTTTGAAATCCTTAACAGGTGTGACAACGCAGGAGCTTTCGTTTTTTAAAGATGAGGCTATCCGTTTGGGCAGTACCACCACGCAGACTGCATCTCAGGTGGTAGATGCTTTTAAGCTGATGGGGTCTCAGATCCCATCTTTATTGCAAAATAAAGAAGCTTTGGTACAAGTAACCGAAAGTGCTATAGTTCTTGCCGAGGCCGCAGAAATAGATGTGCCGGAAGCTGCCAAGGCATTAGCTGGTTCTTTAAATCAGATGGGGGCTTCCTCAAGTCATGCTGCTGAATATATCAATATTTTAGCGGCAGCATCTCAACAAGGCTCTGCTGATATCCCATATCTGAACAAGGCTATAGAGAATGCCGGTGGTGCTGCATCTTCTGTAGGTGTACAATTCAATGAATTGGTAGCCGCGATAGAGGCTATTGCTCCTAAAATAACGGATGCCGGCAGTGCGGGAACTAATCTGCGTAATATATTCCTTACTTTGGAAAGTAGTGCGGACAAGAATTTACGTCCTTCCGTGGTCGGGTTATCACAAGCTGTGGAAAACCTTGCAGCAAAACATATGAACGCTACGGAAATGACGAAAATGTTTGGTAAAGAGAGCGTAACGGCTGCTTTGGCACTTGTTTCTGAAAAAGATAAGTTTGTAGAATTGACTGGAGCGATAACGGATACTAATACGGCGTTTGAGCAGCAAAGGATAAATAATGATAATGTAGCAGGCTCTGTGAAGGGATTGCAATCAGCATGGGAAGGGTTAATCTTGACGGTAAATAATTCTAATGGCATATTAAAAACTTCAATTGATATGTTTACAAACCTTATTACTAAGGCTAAAGAATGGTTTATGACCGAAGAACAGCTAAGGAAAATGCGTAGTAGTGAAAATGTTCCTTCGGTTGTTTTAGAGAGCAATCAGCGTATTAATAAGTCTGTAGCTGGAGGAATGACTATGGAGCAGGCTTTAAGTGAAGAGCTGAAAAGGGCTAATGAATTATATCCAGAAGCTAATAGCTACCAGGTGAGATTGGAGGCTTTAAGTAGAAGGCAAGCTGAATACGAGAGAGCAAAGCTGCTTAATGTAAATGGGTATGCAAAAAAAGAAGCTGAGGCCGTAGGAGAGGCGAGAAAATTACTGGAAATCTCCCAAAAAGAGTATACGGAAAGACAGGCTATTTACGATAATATAAAGGCACAACGTGAAGAAATGGTAGTTATTGCCGCAAAGCAAAAAGAACTAAATATAAATGGAACTATACAAAAACCATTAAAAGAAGCAGAAAGCCCTATTGGCTCATTGGCTGAACTTGATAAAAAAATTAATGAGGCACAAAAGAAGTATGCTAATGCCGCTAGTGATGAGGCTAGACAAGCTGCCGCAAAGACTTTGGATGAATTAAAAAAAAGAAAAATAACAATAGAGTTTCAGGCAAGATTCCCCAATGCTCCTGAGTTTGTAAACGAAGGTGAAGGAAGAGGAAGCTTATTAAGTTATGCTAAGATGTTCGAAAAAATGCCTCAAAAGATTAGTCCGATTACAAGAGATGATATAAAGTCAAACGAAGATTTCGCAGATTCGTTAAGTGCCATAGGTAACGCATTTGGTAGCATGTCTTCAATGGCTGATGGTGCCGCCGGTTCTATCCTATCTTATTTTGGAAACTTAATGAACTCTGTGGCTGCCGCGATTCCGGCTATTGATGCTCTTAATGCAAAGAAAAAGGAAGAATCTGTGGCTAATACAGAAGCAGCCGTAACCGGTGCCGCTTCGTCTGTGGCTTCCATTCCGTTTGTTGGTGCGGCTTTGGCTGTAGCCGCCATAGCTTCGGTTTTGGCTGCTTTAGCCAATATTCCCAAATATGCAACAGGTGGTATAGTGGGAGGATCATCATTTTTCGGTGATCACATGATAGCACGGGTTAACAGTGGAGAGATGATATTGAACCAGTCCCAGCAAGGTAAGCTGTTCAATATGATTAATAATGGTGGTGGATCCAATCACATAACGGTAGACGGTGAGGCACGGGTAAGCGGTAAGGCTATGTATATAACAATAAGGAATTACATGAAGGCTAACAATATAAAGTGGTGATATGGGGCAGAGATATAACATACATTTTAAAAATTACAGAAACACAGCCTATGATGTAAAGGTCTATATTGATGGCTATGTGGGACAGGTGACGGAATTACTGGGCGCAAGAAGCGCATTTGTCGTAGAGGGGAACGATGAGAACTTTGTATATGAGCCGATAAGAAGTTCTACGGCAACATTGACCCTTCTTGGTAGTGATTTACTTCTAGACCTGTTTAGCATTAACAACCAGTATGCACCGGTTAAGTTGTTCAAGGGTGACAAGTTAATGTGGACGGGGTATATTGTTCCGGAGCAATTTACGCAACCTTATAAGCCTACACCGGACAATATCAGTATTGATTGCATAAGCGCAATAGGAACGCTTGAGAATATACAATATGAGAAACAGACAGAGAATGGATTTATAACGGCGATAAACCTCTTAAGGTACATTATAAGATCAGCTAATGGGGGATATGAAAAGATATATATACCTTATGTCTATGGATCGTCAGAAGTGAATTATTCGACAAAGAAAAACATATTCGATGAGATAACTCTCGCAGAAGAAAACTTCACCTCAGAAGGGATGATGTTGGACGAGGTACTGGAGTATTTTTGTCGTTTTTTTAATTGGACCTTATACGATTATGAAGGTAGCCTGTATTTTGTTGATGTAGATTGGAAAGGGGAATACTTCTCATATGGCGAGGATCTTGTCACTTATGAGATGGTTACTCCAAACACTGTATTGCTTCAGGATATCGGCTTCGGTGGTAGTGATCATACAATAGATGTGCTCCCCGGATATAATAAGGTTACCGTTAAGGCAATAAATAATGTTTTTGATGAATTGGTGGATGATGAGGGATTTGATGTGAGTGATATGTATGGGAGCTTCACAAACTTGACGGATAAGAGGAATGATAACAAATACTATAAGGTGGAGAATGTGCAAGGGTTGACATTAGAACGATGGGAATCAATAGCATATGGTGATAATGGAGAGATTTCACAAGATGCCATCCCTGTAATGGGTGCTAATTTAAATTATAATATGACTGGCGGTATGACCGCATACAGAGTCGGGGAGGCTGATATAGATTTTAAGGGATGGGATGGATTAACTCCGTTGTATACAATAATTTCGGAGAATTACACATGGAGGTCTTTATTGAGGTATAGGATAATTAGTACGGCTGTAGGAAATCCTATATTAAGAGTGGGAGGAGTGACAGCTGTCTATAAGGATGCAGCGATAGGAATTTCAGCCGATATTTTATTTACAACGAATTACGCAGAGCCTAATAAGGTGACAATCACGGAAGATCATGTGTTACGGTTTAAATTACGTATTGGCGATCATTACTGGAATGGAAATAAATGGCAAAATAGCGAAACCACATTTACGATAGGTATAGGAGAGGTGGGTGAGGAAGTGGAACGAACCAAACTGCGTGCAACGAAAAAGGCAGATATGCCGTATGAGGGGCTTACGGGATATGTGATTGAGTTCCCAGATTCTGTGCCACTGACGGGGAAATTTGAATTAATCCTGTATGGTACGGATTACCCATATCAGAATGATAAATATATAAAAGTAGTTGATATAGAAAATCTAAGAGTTGCCTATAAGAAAAAAGACGGAGTTACGGATGAAGGTGAGAACGGGGATCGTGTATACGAGAATGTAGTCAATGAAAAATTTATGTCCGAACTTGACGAGATAGAATTTGGCATAAGTAGTTATAATGAAGACGGGGCAACGTACAGCAAAGCTCTTTTAAATGGCAATTTTTTAACAAACAACTTGTATTCGGCAATAGAAGGTACGCTTGTACGCCCCGAAGAAGCGTTGATCAGGCGTATCATTAACCGATACCGGGTAACCAAAATCAAGTTAACTCAGGTATTAAAAAACAGTGATCTCATTCATCCTTTCACGGTTTTGTATGACAATTCTATGGTTAGTAAAAAATTCATGCTGTTAAGTGGTGTATGGGATTACGAGCAGAATACAGTAACATTATCAATGATAGAGAATGGCGATAAAGTCAGATATAAGAATCATAAGTAGGGTAGTACCGAGGGAGCGTGATGGGAAGTATGTTCCCCGCTCTGTGACTATTATACAGGGTGGCGGTGGCGGCGGTGATGTCACCAATGCCGAGCATGCCAATTCCGCATATACGCTGGATGAGGACACACCTGTATTCAATTGGTTTATTTCCGCTTTAAATGACGATGAAGCGCAAGGGGTGATTAATTTTTTGAAGGGGATAAAAATTAGTGGGCACGATTTAAAGCGTATTGTCGGAACCAAAACAGAGTATGATGATATTAGGGATGATGATATGTTGACAGGTCTGTTTGTTATCGACCATTTTTTACGGAAGGATAAACCAGATACGGCCAAAGAATTTATCACATTTGTAAAGGGGTGGTATGGAGGAAATTTTACACAAGGTTCAACCGGAGCAGGATTATGGCAAGATGAACAAGGCGCATGGCATCTGGAACTTGACTATGCTCATTTTCGGAGGAAGTTGACCGCTGAAGAAATAGAAGTACAGAAGACAACCCATATCGGTGGAAAGTTGATGCAGACAGCGGCCGGAATGTCTTGTATAAAAGTTGAGGAATACAACGATTTTTGGCGATGTTACATGCGTACTAAGGATGCTGATGGAAGGATAATATATAATCAATTTAAGGAAAAAGATCAAGCACTGGTTGAAACGTTTAATTTGGAAAAGCAGGCAGATGGGAAACTAGGGAATCATTATTTATGGCGTTTGGTTGTATCTGTAGGAACTGATTATATAGACCTGTCAAAAAGTGTATGTGCATTGGAGAGTGATGCTCCATTGGTAGGGGATGATATTGTACAATTAGGATATCAAGGTACAGATGATCCTAATAGGCAAAATGCTCAGATTTTAGCAGGTGCCGGCACAGGGTCTCCATACATAAGACAATATGTGGGGATCAATAATTTTATTTTGCCGGAAGAATATACCCGAATAAAACCGGGAGACAATCTGTTGACGGGAAGGATGAACTTGCAGCCGGGTTCTACAGGTTCGGCAAATCTGACGGATTTGCCGGATGAGGTTTATAAGGCTGTGAATATTGGTTCGGTCAATCTGTTACGTAATACTGGGTTTACGGGAGATTATGAAACAGAGGATCTATCTGCCGCTATCGAGTTATCGGCGGATACCGAGCTTTTTAGCAAGCAATTGGAATATTGGACGGGAGTGGCTACCGTATCTGCGGACAGTGAGGCTATTTCCGGATATTCTGCTGCAATAGGCAGCTTGTCCCAATCTGTGTCGTTAATTAAAGGGGAAAGTTATGTTATCAGCTATAAAGCAAAGGGTACGTCTGTGTCTGTTTCGTGCGGTTCTTTCAGTGTTTCTCAGCCTCTCACATCCTCTTATCAGAGATATACCCATAAGATTACCTTCAATGGCAGTGGTATATTTCTTATCAGTGGTACCGCAATCGTTTGTGACCTTCAGTTAGAAAGAGGAACTATCGCTACCGATTGGAAGCCTTCAATTCTTGACAATGACAAGTCTATGGCCGGATTTCAAGCAATTAACTATATCGCCAGTGCGATTAAGGATGGATCTGTGGATATCCTTGGCGGTTTGATATTGGCCAATATGATCCAACTAGGCAACTACAAGGATGGTAAGATGCAAAAGGTCACAGCCGGAGTGAGCGGCATATACAATGATGATGATGATGTGGCATTTTGGGCAGGAGGAAAACTTGAACAGGCTATTAGAACTGTGATGAGGTTTCGAAATGATCCGAATTACCAACCTACCGATAAAGAATGGGAGAACATGGCGAATTTCGTTGTCGCTCATGGTGGTGATGTGTTCTTAAGAGGATATATCTATGCTTTGGGCGGATATTTCCGGGGAAAAGTTGAAATAGCCAATGGCAAGATACTGTTGAATGAGGATGGTTCCGGGCAGCTTGCCAATGGGAACATTAAATGGGATGCAGAGGGAAATCCTGAATTTGTCGGGAAAGTGAAAGTTTCCTCACCGTCAGGTTACGAGATAACCATATTCCCTGAGGATGAATATGGGAGACCGTCAATTGATATTCATGATAATGATGGTAATTCGCTCTTAGATATATCCCTTCAATACGGATTGAGCGGTATGGTTCCCCGTATTTTTATGAATGATCCTTCCAATAGTGATGTATTGTATTTTCGCCCGGACAGTATGGTTGTTGAGCAAAGAGGAAGTGACGGTTATATATATCAGACCCAGATAATGGGAGGACGCATAATTATGGTTAAGGGATCTGAGATTGTATGGGATCAGAGCGTATTGCCAAAGTAAAATGAAGTGATATGGAACTTAATAGTATTAATAAAACAGGTACTTGGAGTGAGGCGGTAGATCGTCTTAACAGCAACTTTAGCAAGACCTCCACTGAAGTGGAGAAGGTCAAGCAGAACGTTATACGCAACAAGGGATTGTTTTCGACTGTAGAAGCATTGCAGGCTGCTGTCCCATCTCCTGTTGTGGGTGACTGGGCAGTTGTGGGGGATACCATACCGGGTCCTCTGTATCAATGTAAGACGAGAGGTGTTTGGAGCGAAACAGGAACAATCGGAGGCGGTGGAAGTGTTGACCTTTCCGGCATCTTGACAGTCGAGGAGATAGATGATGTAACATCAATATTATAGCTATGAAAATTAATTATCAGTCCGATTTTAAAATTATAGAGAAAAACCTGAATGGAGACATATCAACTCCCTTCCGGTTTACTTACTTCAATCCGTTTAAGGGAAAGTTTATAGCCTCCTTTGACGGACAAGAGTATGTGGGTTGCAGCCGTATGGAAGATGGCAGTCTGCTTGTTGCTTTTGACAACCCCGGTTTCTCTCCCGGTATGTTAAAGGTCAAACGGGAATACTTCATCTCTGATGTTGACTTTAGAGATGGCATCTGCAACATTGTATCTATTGAAGATACAGGGATTGTGCTGACTACTGGAAAGACCGATGAAAGCACAGCGGAAATAACATCTTATCCTGATTATGTCGTCTACAATGCGGTGCAGAGCGTATCTCTGTCAGATAAGGAGTATGATGATGTGTTGAGTGATTTTAATAGTTAATAAATAATTACATAAAATAACAACAGTCCAAGTTCCGGCGGAACTTAGGCTAAAAATAAGATACATTATGGCAAAAATGCATAAACTGACGAAGGGCGGACAAACCATTTACCCGGCTACCATCTATAATGCGGTGGTTAACCCCCAAACGCGTAAGAGCCTGGCTACAGAAATATCCGAATTGGAAAGTTCTTTAAATGGTGGTGATACCGGATATATCAATCTTAATATCCAATCGTGGGTAACAGGCCAGTGGACGGGAGAAGGATCATCATTGACTCATAATGATAACT